AATACGAATGCAAATGAAGCAGCCCGTGCCATTGATTTGTATAAGGCCGATACAGGCAAGCGTAAAACTAGGAGCAAGTCGGCTGCACAGGCAGTAGGACGTACCTCTAGTTCCGCACCTAGTACGCAACAACGTGGTACGTTTTCTGAAAGTCAGATCGAAGCTATGACTGACTCAGAGTTTGCTAAAAACGAAGAAGCTATCAAAGAAGCAGTTCGGAATGGTAGTTTTACCTATGATCGAACAGGCGCAGCTAGATAGCTTGCAAAGTAAATAGTTAAGTGTTATAATAAACGTGAGTAGCAGGATAATAACTGCTACCCACAACTCTTTGAAGATACGTTTGTAAGTAAACATATCTTCTGAGAGTTGATCTCTCAAATCACAGAATAGAGCCACCGTATGGTCTACCTCTAGTTCTGCCTATTCCCAAGAATTCTGACGTTTAGTCCACCAGTGTGGTGAGGCCCGTCTGCTTGTTAGCTGCAACTAATCAGGCACTCGCACCCTCATATATCACTGCCACCAAATTGTCCTCTTCGGGTTTGTTCGGGCGTTTCGCCCCGCCATTCCAAAAGGAGTACATAAAATGGCATTTCCACAGGCCTCTGGCTATACTAACTTAAACTCAGGCGGCTTCTCGCCTATCATTTACAGCAAAAAAGCACAGCTTGCTTTCCGCAAAAGTTCAGTGGTTGAAGCGGTAACTAATACCGATTACTCTGGAGAGATCGCTTCGCACGGAGACTCAGTTAAAATTATCCGTGAACCCACGATCACTATTAACGCTCTTGAGCGTGGTACTACGCTGGCAACACAGGATCTCACAGATACCGATTTCACTATGGTCGTAGACAAAGCTAACTACTTCCAATTCACTTTGTCGGATATCGAAATTGCGCATTCTCATATTAATTTCATGGACTTAGCATCTGATCGTGCTGGTTATGATCTTCGTGATGCGTTTGATGCGGAAGTTTTGGGTTACATGTCTGGGTGGAAAACACCAGGCGCATGGGCACGAAATACAACCACATCTGGATCTGTTGCAAACGTAAATGCGGGTACGGACGAATTGCTTGCTGCAAACAAATTGGACATCACTGATTTCGGTGGTTCTGACTTGGGTGTAGACGGTGAAGTAACAGCTATTCCAATCGCCGCTGGCGGTGGAGCAGGTGCTATCACTTCCCCGTTAGCTATTTTGAACCGCATCAATCGTAAGATGGATGAGGCCAATGTAGCTACAGATGGGAGATGGGCTGTAATCTCACCAATCTTGGCAGAAATCCTTCTCGACGAAGATTCAAAGCTTGTTAACGCAGACTTTGGTGGTTCTTCTGAGATCCGTAATGGCCAGCTTCCAGCTAAGATCCGTAACTTTACTATCTATGTGTCGAACAACTTGCCTTACGTTGGCAACCTAGACACTACCGCTTCTGCGGGTTCCGAAACAAATTTCGGGGTGATGGTAGCAGGTCACGATAGTGCTGTAGCAGTAGCTGATCAGATCGCCAAGGTAGAGACATTCCGTTCTCCAGATACCTTCAGCGATGTGGTTCGGGGCATGCAGTTATTCGGCAGAAAAGTGCTTCGCCCAGAGGCGTTGTTCACTGCTAACTATAACCTAGCATAAACTTACTTAGGGGGGCAGGTCAAGTACCTGCCTCTCACTTTATTAAGGTTAACTTATGCCCACTTCTTATATCGATCTTTGTAACCAAACCCTTCGCCGTTTAAATGAGGTGGAGATTGCGGAAGCTGACTTTAGTTCAGCCCGTGGTGTTCAGGCACTTGTTAAAGACGCCGTTAAAGCAGCGGTAGCTAAGATCAATCAGGCAGAGTTTGGTTGGCCTTTTAATGCTGCGGAAGAAACTGATACTTTAATTGTAGGGCAAACAGAATATACTTGGCCTCAGTATTTTAAAGTAGCTGATTGGAATAGCTTCCAAATTCAAGCTAACGATAATCTAGGTGCAGGGTATAAAACTCTTAAATTTATCGAACAGGATGAATGGTACTCTGATCATCGTGATGCCGACTATACGGCGGGAGTTACAGGTAGAGATATGCCTGAGTATATATTTCCTGCTCATGGTAACGGCTATGGGGTTAGCCCCTCACCCAACAAAGCGTATACCTTAAAGTTTCGCTATTTTATGAATTACTCTGACATCACGAATGCAACTGATGTCACCCGTATACCAGAAAGCTACGACACCGTTTTAATCGATGGTGCGCTTTATCACATGTACATGTTTAAAGATAACATGGAGTCTGCCCAAGCTGCCTTTATATCGTTTGAGAAAGGCATCAAGGATCTCCAGACCCTCTACATAAATAACAATGTCTCTATCAGAGATACTAGGATCAAATTCTAGATGCCCGACCAAATACAGTCATTAAAAGTAATCTGTGGTGGTGGCCTGAACTCTAACGAAAATCATTTAGATCTTTCGGATAACAGTCCTGGCGCAGCTACCCGATTAGTTAATTACGAACCAGGCCTCTTCGGGGGCTATCGTCGTATTGAGGGCTATGATGATTTTGATAGCGACTACGGAGAAGTAACCGTAGCAGGTCAGACAACAGGTCAGGGTAAAGTGCTTGGCCTAGCTATTTTTAAAGATGATGTAACCAATTCCACTAAAATTATTGCAGCACGGCAAGATGCTGGCGGCACAGATTATAGCTTCTATTACTACACTGCCTACATTGGCTGGCGTAAGTTTACTCTAGACCATTCCGTTACCAGACCAATGACCCTCAACGGGCTTACGGTAAGCAAACTACGTCATGCCGTATTTAACTTTGGTACAGGTAATCACATTATATTTGCTGACGGAGTTAATCCTGCCATCGTATTTAATGGTGCTAATTGGAAAGAGATAAAGTCTTCACATGCTGGTGGGTATGACGCAGCCAATAATACAGCGGGTGGAGATCAGGCGCTGAATGCTCCTGCACTTGTAGACGTATTTGAGAACCATATATTTTTGTCAGGGCATGAAGCTACTAGAGCGGCAGTAGCCCATAGTGCCCCCAACGATCCATATACATGGAACTTCTCAGCGGCTGGGGGCCAGATAGCGGCTGGCTTTGATGTTGTTCAAATCAAACCGTTTCGTGATGACTTATTCGTATTTGGCGACAACTCTATTAAGAAGATTAACGTAAACACCTCTAATGAATTTGCTCTAACTCAAGTTACAGCTAACGTGGGCTGTGTTGCCAGAGACAGCGTACTTGAAATTGGTGGTGACTTAATGTTCCTAGCACCAGACGGGTTTCGTCCTGTGGCTGGTACATCCAGAATTGGTGACGTTGAACTTGAAACTGTTAGTAAGTCGATCCAGGCTACACTTGTAGACATTATTGCTAACGAAGATATGGATACGCTTAACGGCGTTGTTATCAGATCCAAATCACAGATACGGTACTTCATAGGTGATACTTCAAAAGATGCCTCAGACAGTATTGGTATTATTGGTGGCCTTACAAATAACTCAGGTTCTATTAGCTGGGAGTTTGGTGAATTATTAGGGATCAGAGCATCGTGCTGTACCAGCGGATATATTGGTACATCTGAGTTAATTCTTCACGCAGACTATGATGGTAAAGTCTACAAGCAAGAACACGGCACAAGCTTTAATGGCGGTGACATAGTATCAATATACGCCACTCCGTATTTAGATTTCGGAGAGACAGAGCAGCGCAAAGTAATGCGTAAGATTAATACCTTCATTCGAGGCGAAGGCCCGTTTGAGATGCTTCTGTCCATGACATACGATTGGGGTGATGGGGCAACATCAACTCCTGCAACTTACTCACAATCATCGACAGGCGCTCCTACTCGCTATGGCGGTAGGAACATTAGTTATAACGCAACCAACGTACTTTATGGCGGCTCATCAAAGCCGATTATGACCAGTGATATTCAGGGATCTGGTTTTGCTGCACAGGCCACTTTTGTGACTGTAGGGCAGACAGAACCGTTTTCTATCCAAGGAATGGTCTTTGAATTTACCACGGCAGGGAGAAGATAACAGATGGCAGGTTACACACGGCAGTCTACTGGTTCGATTATTAACGGATCACCGATTACTGCACCCCCGCTAAACTCAGAGTTTAACCAAGTAGCGGCTGCATTTAATGCTACTTCAGGCCATTCACACGATGGCTCTACAGGTAATTCGCCTAAAATTAATCTAACTACTTCTGTGTCTGGTTACCTGCCCGCCGTACATGGTGGTATCGGTGGTAAGAATAAACTAGATGCTACTACTACTCCGACTGTAACAGATGACAATAATGATGGTTATGCGCCTGGTTCTTTGTGGGAAAACACTACTACTGGTCGTATATACATTTGTGTAGGAAACAGCACTGGTGCAGCCGTATGGCGGGAACTGGTACAGGTAAATTCTGGTACAGCTATCCTACCCGCAGCCACTGATACCGTGGATTTAGGTGATAACAGCAACCGTTTTCAGGATTTGTTTCTTAGCGGAGGGATTTCAGCCTCTGGTAACGTAGCCGCTGGTGGTACTCTGAATATCACAGGAGCAACGGCTCTTGGCTCTACGCTTGGCGTTACTGGTGATACCACGCTGGTTAACCTGTCTGCTACTGGCACAACAACAATTACATCGATTGATCTGAACTCTGGTGCTATTGATAGCACTACGATTGGTACTACTACCCCAGCCGCTGGTACGTTCACTACTCTAAATGCAAACACTAGCCTTGTAGCTGCTACAGCCGATATTAACGGCGGTACGGTTGATGGGGCCACTATTGGTGCGTCTACTCCAAGTACAGGCGCTTTCACTACTCTAGGTGCTTCTGGTACTGCAACACTTGCGACAGTTGATATCAATGCAGGTGCTATTGATGGCACTACTATTGGTGCTTCTAGCCATACCACTGGTAAGTTTACCACACTGCAAACTACGGGCGCAGCTACTCTAGCATCCGCTGACATAAACGGTGGCTCAATTGACGGTGCTACTATTGGCGCTAACGCAACTTCTAGCGGTGCTTTTACTACTCTGTCTGCTTCTGGCGGTATTACTGGGGATATTGTAGGAGATGTCACAGGTAATTCAGCGGGTACGCATACAGGAGCGGTAGTAGGAGATGTCACAGGTGATCTAACTGGTAACGTAACAGCGGCTTCAGGTACTTCCTCATTCAACAACGTCACGATTGATGGCACGTTGAATATGAATGCTAATACCACAGCTACCATTCAGAACCTTACTGCTCCGACAAATGACTTAGATGCCGCTACTAAAAAGTATGTGGATGATGAAATATCTACTCTGATTGGTG